TACAAGTATACCGTATAAAGAGCCCCTTTCCTATTACCGTGCATTGAAAAAGATAGACATTTACCGCACCGGTCAGTCGGATTTGACCCTTCATACCGACCCTAGATTTGGTCATACACAAGGTACGTTACGCAAAGATAAATGTGACCATTATGGGCTCTTGTTTTCTTATGTATTGAAGTATTTGAATATTATATAGTGTAGGTATAATGAAAGAATTCGCTATTCTTATACTGTGCTTTATCTTGATTCTTCTTTTGTACGCCATCTTTCAAAAAAGCGATTCCAAGGAACAGTTTGAAGAACCTAAACCTAAGCCTAAGCCTGACCCGTATAAAGAAGAAAAACGAATTTTTCCATTTCGCTATTTTACAGACATGAGTGGGATTTCACTTCCCATCGTAGCGGTCACTGGATTCTTCCGAGACAAAGAGGCCAAGATGAAATATTATGAATATCAGAAGAGAGGCTTTCACATTTTCGGGATTACGGCTTATAAAACGTTTCCCAATAAACATCGTCTGGACCAGTCCGAAGGTAAGTTTGAAAAAGAGGATGATTTTGATTATACTGGAAATATTAAAGATTGGTTATGTTGCTTTAAACAGAAGGAACAGTTTGGGTTTACCGATTTTAATCACGTGGTGGATATGAGTGAATCTGATTTTTATACGGCAGAATACTTTCCAAAAGTGCAGAAGAAATACGATTTCATTTACATTTGTAACAAAGATGGCGACGGATGTCCCTTGAATGGATGGAATGCGATTAATCGTAATTTTGACCTTGCTTTGAAATGCTTTCCTATCCTGATGAAAGAGTTTAAGTTAAAAGGGTTGGTGTTGGGACGGGAAGGATGCGGTCTTGAAAAAATATACGGAGACCGTATAGAAATCGCGGGATTTCTGCAATGGCATATTCTGCAAGAAAAAATGAGAGAGTCTAGAATGCTGTTTGTACCCAATATCTACGATGCCTCACCAAGAGTGGTGGCGGAATGTATTACGAAAGATGTACCCGTGTTGATGAACCAAGAAATTCTGTGTGGGTATAAATACATCCAGCCGGAAACCGGTGAGTTTTTTACCAATGAAACGAATTTCAGAGATGCTTTACAAAGACTCCTCAGTAGAATAGATACCATCTCGCCCAGAGAATGGTGGAAACAAAACTATAGTCAACCGGAGTCGTACCGAAAATTAAGAGACTTTTTGAACGATTCTTTCCCAGGGTCCGTGGACCATATAGAACAAGTCAAATTTATCTTATAGTATATGAACGAAATCTGGGAAGCCAACAGTGACAGTACCGATGAAGCGAATAAAATCACATTTGATGAATTAAAACGCAAACTCATCCATTACTATGAACCTAGTATTATTCACAAGTATTCTTCCGCCTTGGATATCCTAGCGAGTTTTATCAAGTCTCAGGCCTTTTTATACAATGAATCTTGTAATTATTGTCGTAAACAACTGAATATACTCATGTTTCCATGTATTTTTCTCTCTACCATGTGTAGTCTCTTTTCCTCTATTTCACAAGAATACAATTATGGTCTGTTAATCATTGGTACGGTCAACGCTATCATTGCCTTTCTGTTGGCCATTGTCAATTACCTGAAACTAGATGCAGCTGCGGAAGCTCACCATATTTCAAGTTCGCATTATTCACGATTGAAAATCTTGTTGGAGTTTACCTCGGGAGAGACATTGCTTTTCAAGAACCCGCTTCTTCAGTCCAATGGACTGGAAAAGGAAGTTGAAAATTGGTGCATGGTGAATCAAACCGTGCCTGATATGGAATCGTTAAAACAAGAGTTTGTAAGAAAGACGCATGACCACATCAAGGAGTTGAAAGATGCTTTGGTCCAGAACTTGCAAGAAAAGATTGACATCATACGAGAAAAGGTGATTGAAATACGCGAGAACAACCGGTTCTCTATCCCTAAACCGATTATGAATGCCTATCCGATTATTTATAATATCAATATATTCTCCTTTATCAAGACCGTGGATGACTATCGCACAGGCATCATCAGTACCTTGAAGAATGTATTGAACGAAATACACTTTTTGAGTATGAAAGAAACGTGCCCGAAAACCCAAGCTCGTATCCTTCAACTGTATGCTCAAAAAAATAGTATCATGAATGAACTCATTTTACTTTCCAGCACCTATCACTTGATAGATATCATGTTTCAACAAGAAATCAAAAACAATGTTCTTTATCATAGACATTATATACGCTTTTATCTGCAATCTACGCTGGAATTCTTTGGGTGTCGTGTCTCGGTCTTGCCTGCCGAATATAAAAATCCATACGACTGTGGATTTATGGACAACGAAAGGTCTTTGTTACGAAAAATTTTGAATGTATAGTGTATAATGTTATAAAACACTCATATACCTCTTCAAGATATTACTCGCGTTGTTAAAATATTGCATGTCTATGATAACGTCGGACCGATTATATCTATCAAATCTGGGTTGGTATAGTTTTAAAGAATGTTTTGGATTGGTCAGAACCTTGTAAATGTTTTCCGGATGGTCTTTGATTACGTTGACCCCAAACACAGTTCTGTCTATGTTCAACGGTTCAAAATCTTTGAGACCTTCTTTCCTATTCATAGAGACATATACGTATACTAAAAACAATAACAATAACAAAACTATTTGTATCATTTATATATTACGATATATTATGTCTGAAACCTCTATCACAACCCTTCCCTCCCTAGGAGCACCTGTCCACACTGACATACCTACAAATGTGCCTACAGGCGTGCCTACAGACGTGCCTACAGGCGTGCCTACAAGCGTGCCTACAAGCGTGCCTACAGCGGAAGACGTGGCTGGAGGAGCTACGGAACAAGCTACAAATGTCACCGGAAAAGTCAATCTATACAAAAAGGCGTCGGACCCCATGGATGAAAAAATAGAAGGAAGTTCTCCCTTGAATTTAAATGCGGACCCAAATTATTTGACCAATTTTTGTAAGAACCGAAATACACCTACCAAACCCTTGTTTAAAAATCCTTTTGATATCTTCAAAAAAGGGTTCAAGCCCGACCTCTTAGGCTATGCAATCGTGGGAGGTCTTCTACTCATGTATTTGATATGGACCGTATTAAAATATTATGACGTGGCTGTACCTTTCGCCGGCGGTATTTTTAACATTCTCAAGTTTTTGATAATTTATACGGTTATCATTTTAGTGTTAACCCTATTCTTTAAATTCGTGTTTACTTTTAAATTCTGGGTGACACTTTTCGTCAAGCATTTTAGATTGTTTCTAAATCCACTCCTAAACGAGAAGGTCAGCTCCGCCTATTGTTATTTTACCTCGTATGTAAACTGGCTCATTTATTATCCGGCAAAAATATATTACTTTATATGCGTAGTGGTCATCGTCGGAATCTTTTTTTTATGTATTCTTCCGATAATTGCCTGTATTAGTTTTGTGATTGGCTATTTGTTTAGTTTGTTAGGAGACGGTCGTAGTTTTGAGAATGTGATGAATGGTATGAAACAAGCGGTAGGTTCTGTACAATTAAATACGGTGAAATCATCGGACCTTGCAACCAAGGCTTCGGAAGTGGCGAGTCAGGCTCCCGGAGCAGCAACTACGTTGTTGAAAGCGGCACCCGAATTGATGAAATCTGCTCCTGCACTGATGAAAGCGGCTCCAGACATGATGAAAGGGGTACCTGGATTGATGAAAGCGGCTCCATCTTTGATGAAAGCGGCACCCGCCTTGATGAAAGCGGTTCCAGGCTTGAAAGATGCTCCTGGGTTTATGGATACCTTCAAGTACAAAATGCTTGCTCCGAAATGAACGATGAAACGTCAACTTTCGGACGTCAAATAAAGAATTCGTAATACGGAATTCCCATATCGTTTTTTCATTTCCTTTAAAAAGGTTACACTGCGTTCACCCAGTCTTTTTTTTTGACGATACTCTTCTATAGAATACAAGGGTATGTCTTTCACCTGAGACCTTAAAATCTCTATTGAAGGTTTCATCTTGGGAGATTTCTTCATCTCCGCCATCACGGCCATCAAGAGGGACTCGGGTTGTTCATTCGCCCAGTTTACAAAATCGGAATCGGCCCATTGAAAAAGTTCCCACTCAAATGTCTGTTTTCGGTCAAATACTTGTTCGCTTCGTAGGTTAGAGGTGCCTCTGTCTACCCGGGGATTCAAATGTAGTTCTTTTTCTTTGCGATAGGGAAGCAGTTCTTTTTTTGTACTTTTATTGGGTATGTACTCCTTTTCTGGTTTATTTTCTATCAATTCATATTTATACTTCATAATATAAAAATACTATATTATATTATGGATTTATTGAACATTCAACACATTCTACTTTCTTTTATGATAAGGAACTGGAGTTTGTTTGCCTTTTATTTATTGATAACGGTCATTCTATATCCGCTCCACTACATCTACATTCCAGAATATTACGGAAAAGTTATCAATTCATTTAAGGACAAAAATAGTTCGTCTTTTGTCTCCAACATGAAATGGCTGTTTACCATTTACGTCAGTTGTTGGGGTATTGAAGCGGTGATGTTGTTTTTACAACAAAAAATCATTCCTTCCTTTTCAGAGTATGCAACCGGTTCTATTTTTGAGTATATTTTAGACCATTACGAGCTGGATTTTGAAAACATCCACACGGGTGAAGTTCTTTCCAAGATTATTCGTATGCCCAGTATTCTTTTTGAATATTTGCAAGTGTTTGGGATAGAATTCTTCAAGGAATTGTTTGTATTAATTTCGGGTATCTACAAATATTATTTTGTCTCAAGTACCGCAATGTTTACTTATATCTTCTTTGTGATTATCAACTATATTTACGTGTATTTCATGTTTAAAATTTTCTTTAAATTTGGACTGGAACAGAATGTCATGCAAGACAAGATGTATGAAATGTTGGTAGATTGTTTCAGTAACCTGGAATCTATCTATTCCTTCAACCAGAAGCCTTATGAAAAAAAGATGTTCTATAGTGAATATTTCAAAGATTATAAACAACACTTGCATAAATCATGGCTGTTGTACTTTTTTGGAGATATTGTATGGGGAGGTGTGACCGTTGCTCTTTTTGTCTGTATGAATTATGTTCTTTATCGGGATTACACAAAGAAACATATTACAGCAGAAGTGTTGATTAGTACCTTTATCATTACGTTTTCCATCATTCGTCTCTTTGAAAAATCCGAACATACCGCCAACCGAATGGCCGAAGTCTTTAGCAACATCAAAGATACAGAACTCTTTTTCAATCATATTTCCAAATATCAAAAGACCTGTAGTTCCAATGCTTCTTTCCGTCACGGAGACATTTGTTTTAAAAACATTTACCACAAATATGGGGAGAAGTTTGTTTTGGAAAATGTAAACATCAACATCAGGAAAGGTGAGAAAGTTGCCTTGGTTGGACAGATTGGAAGCGGAAAGTCCACCCTCGTGAAATTGTTGCTCGGGTATCAACCCATTGTCATGGGAGATGTTACCATAGATAACATCAGTATCAAAGATATTCCCTCGGAACAAATCCATGACGAGATTTTTTACATCCCACAGAAAGCAAAATTGTTTGACCGCACCCTCTATGCTAACATTATTTATGGTCTTAAGAAACCACCCCAACCGGATGAAATTATTAAAACCTTGAATGAACTCGGTTTAGAAGACGTGGCTGTTATTTTTGAAGAAAAAATGGACATGAAAATGGGAGTGGGTGGAACCAATCTGTCCGGTGGACAGAGACAAATTGTATGGTTGTTGCGGTCTTTTTACAGACCTTCACGTATTCTGGTCTTGGATGAACCGACTGCCTCTTTAGACCCAGAAAACAAAGTAAAAATGGTCAAGGTCATTCAAAAGCTGTCCTTGGGAAAGACGGTGATTATTGTGTCTCATGATACCATTGATTCATCTTTCCGAAAAATAAGAATGGACAAAGGACGTTTGGTTGAATCAACTTATTTTAACTAGTTTATATTAATGGGTGTTCCGCAACAAGTCGCCTTTGTAAGAGCATTCAAGGCGACTCTTCTGAATGGAGGAAATATGCATCATGAAATCCAAAAATTGGACCCGGCGGATGTAAAAGCTTTGATACCTTTGTTCAAAAAGATTCGCGAGTCCAATGTAGGTGGATTGACTCTTTTACCTGCAACCTCTACGAATCCTGCAAATCCTGTGACTCCTATCCCTCCTGCAAATCCTATCAGTCCTGCGAATCCTGTGACTCCTATCCCTCCTGCAAATCCTATCAGTCCTGCGACTCCTGCGAATCCTGTGAATCCTGTGAATCCTGTGAATCCTATCCCTCCTGCGAATCCAGTGAATCCTGCAAATCCTGCAAATCCTATCCCTCCTGCGAATCCAGTGAATCCTGTGACTCCTGTGACTCCTGCAAATCCTGC